AATTGATTCGATAATTGCCTCAGCATTTTGATCAAAAACAATTGGGACTTCTACAGTATCTCCAGCGGCATTCTTCTTTAGCAAATAAAAATCAAAAACAGGAGAGTGCATATTCCAGCCTGCTGGCTGAGGTATTGTGTTAAGGGCTTTTAAGTCTTCATCCGCTGTAAATATGTTCATTAAATCCAAACCTGGACCTTCTATAGGATACATCCAGCCCGTTTCTCTCTTTGGGTGGCCAGCTTTATTAGGCTCAATATTGCCTGGAGAGTTTGTTGAATTTCCTTTGCCTGTTTCTGTATAATCGTAATATTCTTTAAAAGCACGTTCATTGGATATTTCTTTGATGCGTGACAATAACCATACCTGTTCCACAAAACGTGGGCGTTTCTTAAAATCATCTGTGATGCTTGGAATTTCTACTCTTCCCTCTGTCACACCTATCCTTTGAGCGTTCAAACTAGCAATCAAATCCTCTTGCTGATCTCTAAGAAGAGCTTTTGTGCTGTTGTCCAAATCAGGATCGTCATCAATCGCTTCAATTTCGTCTAATCGGGCATTATACCATTTATGATAAAGATCTTTGGCATATTTGGTGGTCTCTGCCACGGTCATGTTTTGTTTGGCAGAATCTCCACAGCCAGCAGGTTGCGTCCACTCAAGACGACCGAACTTATTATAATCATAAACCCCTAAACCTGTGTATCCAATAAAATTTTTATCATATAATTGCAAATCATCAAATTTGTTTTCATTACCTCTTGCAGTCCACTCTTCTAAAGATAAACTTCGAGGAGCTTGTATCTGCCCTCCTTGCATCTGCGGTCTCAATTGGCTTTTGTAAGGATCAAAAAACAATGGACCTGTAGCGCCTGTTTTGTTTCTTATTTCGCTGGCAAAAGCAGTACTAAACTTGGCCACGGCTGCTTCAATTTCACCAAGCTCTGCCCACCAACAATCTATTTCTTCTTGTGACGCCATTAAAAGCTCCTAAGAATTGACAATATTTTGCTTAAGTTTGTAGGGATATACACTGTGTCGCCCAACTGAAAATGAGCATCTGTTGGTTTAAAATTGTACCATGCAATGATATACCAATATCGGACATTTCCATAGTATTCGTTTGCTAATTTCATAAGAGTATCACCTGCAGACCAAACACGTGTCGCAGTCTGCAAAGATCTTCTTTGTGCTGGGGTTGGTCCTTTAAGAACAGGTGTTGAAAAATGACGAACCCTCTTGAGTTCTCGTTTTTCTAATAAGTTTTCGTATTCCTGCTCTGTAGTGACTATACGTTCTCTGTTGTCGTCTCTGGGCATTATTGCTCTCCTGTAATATCTGGATCATCTGGTAAATTGTTCTCTTCAGCAATCTGCTCTTCGATGTCTTGCTGTGTTGATACCATTTCACCTAAAACTGGTTCAACAGTGTTAGTGTCGCTGGAGCTTAGTAGTCCGTACGGAAATGATTTTGGACCCATCCATTGTCCGTCTTTGTACCAACCTAATCGATGCACATGGTTAACCGTCAGTGTCATACTAACATTAATTGCTTTTGGAAGGAACGCACCTGCGGCTCTTCCTATGCTGCGTTGACCAGAAGTTAACCCTCTCGTGCTAGCTCCATTCCAACCTGCACCATCTATAACAGTTTTTTGCACCTCTGTATATGTGCCACGATCCTGCTGTTGACTTCCATAACGGCCCTCTTCCATGAAGCCAATCGCATCACCATCAAAAGTGTAGTTAAGGCTGTCAATTGTACACATCAAACCTCCTTCAAAGCGATTTGCGCCACTATACTTGATCGATGTGTTCTTGGTTGCATCGCGCACTAAGTTTGCCCAACGGACTTGCACATATGGAGCCACTGCTAATGAATAAGAGTCCCCGCCTTCTGGAACGTGGTATGTGCCATACATCATCTTTGAAAGAAGATTGATTCTTTCTAAATTTGTTAAAGCTTCTTGTTCTGAAGTTGCCAAAACCTTAAACCCTAAAGATATTTGACGAGTTGTGTTTTGATATGATATGGCAAAATCTTGTCGACCATGCAAATTTTCCTTAGCCAAGTTGTTGGCAAAAGAATCTTGCCAACTTGTAATAATCGCTAAGAACTGCACATTACTTCTACTAGCCATATGGCCGAACTCTATCGTTCCGCCTTTTTTGGCCAATGCTGCCATTGCTGGATCTGTCTCTTCTCCGAAACCGAGAAAGCTAATGCCCATTTGTAATTCTCCTTATTATCCGACAGGGTTAAGTTGCTTGTGTACAACCTTCTGAATCATCTCGTTAAGCCTTTGCTCTCCTATATAGACGTTTACTTCAGTATTTCCAGCAGTTGTCGTAACATTGGTTGTTCCGCCTCCTGCTGCTGCCATTCCCGGTGCGGCTGCTCCTTGTCTTGCTTCTGGAGAAATAATCGCCTGTGTTGGTGCGGCAGATGCTTGAATCGCGTTGTTTAATCTTGGAACTTCTGCGGTTAAATCCTTTACTCCAGTTTTTGTAACATTGACACTCTGATCAACACCATCAAAACGTTGACCGATAAGCCCTAAACCTTCAAAGAACGTTGGTGAAGATCTTTTCTTAAACAATATGAAATAAAGAGTTGAAAATGCTGCGGTAACAGCTAAAATTACTGCCAGCATTGGCAGCATTGACATATTTGCAAGAAAAGCTGCTGCAGCAACCATTCCGTAACCAGCCGCTAAAGTACCTAAAGCGGTGACGAGGCCACCAATAATAGCAACTCCACCTGCAATGCTCTCTAAAACGGTACCGTATTTGCCAATGAATGTGGCTAATCCTCCCAAAACACCAGAAATAGCGTCTGCTACTGTGAGCAATGTGGGAGTCAGTGCGGTCATAAGAGCTTTAAATTGCTCTTGAATAGAAAGATTTGCTTGTCCTCGTGCTGCCATGGCTTCCATGCTAGCGGATGTTTTACCAGTTGCAATGCCCAGGGATTCAAAATCTCCTGAAAGAGCTTTTGCAAGTTCATCAACCGACTGAAGACCCATAGCTTCTTTAATCGCAATTTTTTCATAATACGTCATCTGATCGAAGGCAAATCCTGCATTGTTGACAGCATCTGCAATCATCTTAAAACGCTCTGCTGGATCTTCAGTCTCCATCATGTCCATAACGCCCAAGAAATCACCACCAAGCATAGCATTTAAACGACCAACTTGGTCTGTTGCTGTTTCAAAAGTATCAAACGACTCGGCAACTCCCAGGATCGTGTTCATCTCAAGACCTGTAGCTTTGATTGTGCCTTGTAGTTTTTTGAACACTTCCTCTGCATCTCGCCCAAATTTAGCTAAGGATGGAGCAGCAGAGGCAAACTCTCTAGCAATTTCACCTGGAGCGCGCCCTAAATCTTTTGCAAACGCTGCAATTCTTAATTGCTGTTTGGCTGCTTCTTGTCCTGTCATGCCAAAAGCTTTAGTTGCCAACTCTAAACCTTTTGCAGCATCAGCGCCAGCAACACCATGAAGCTCTAGAACGGACACTGTGTCCATCATTGTGGCACGATCAGCTTTAGACAACCTAGTGAATTCAGAAAAATTGTCAAAAAGAGCAGTAAATGATTGAGCGGCAGACTCTGCTGTTACGCCAAAAGAAGCTAAATCATCCATGGTGTTTGTAAATTCACTGGCCATTTGCCTGGATGCACCAGTATTTTTCATTATGGCAGCACGCTGATTGTCCAAAGCTTCTGTTAGGTTTAGTGATGCATTTAATATTTTTCTAGAAGCTGTCTCTAATGCTGCCAAGCCAAGTGCTGGAGCATTTAATTTTAGTCTCGCTGTTAATTGCTCTCTGATTGACTTCTTTTGTGCAGCATCCAGTTCGGCAAACTGCTTTATGGCGTTGAAACCTCTAACGCTATCCATATTGTACAATTGGCCTTTAAGATCCATTTGCTCTGATATAGCGCCAACCATATTCTTCATAGCATTGCCTTGAAGTCTAGTTGAATCAACATTCTCTTTTGCGACGATTCCTAAAGTTTGAGAAACCTCTAACTCTTTTATTTTGCTATCGATATTTTTTTGGAGTTGTATACCTTCATCAGTAGCTAGATCAACCCTCTCCATGTCTTTCTTTAAGCGTTCTAGCTCAATATTCAATATCGCTTCTTGAGCATTCAAGCTAGCCACTTCAGCTTCGTATATCATCTGCTTATAATCAACCTGATCTTTTAAGCTTTCATTAGCCTGATTTAAAAAATCATATGTATTTTGCGCTACGATTTGATTTCGTTCAGCTATTTTTAAATTCAACCCCTCAATGTCTTTCCTGATTTGAGCCAATTCTTTTAATTTTTCTGCTATAGGGATTTGTTTGCGTTGATCCTCAACAATTTGACGCTGGAGTTCTGTCTCTCTCGCCACTGCTGCCGCTCTGGCTTCAGCCTCCTCTTTGATAGCCTCGTATTCAGCGCGCATTTGCGCTAACTGTTCACCAGTCATCCCCTGATAGGAAATATCATCACCGTTCGCCATACTTCATCTCCTATTCAAAAGGCCAGTCAATACCAGTCTTTCTCTTGAACTCTTGTGCGGCAGATCGTACTTGAGCTTTAGACATTGTTGTTCGAGGATTCGTCAATCCCAATGATCTCGCTGTTTCAATATATCTTTTTTCTGCCCCTAAAGCTTTTGCAAAAGAACTTACTTGACTCTCAGTTCCTCTCACGGTTACAGGTACCGAATTCATTCCAAACATTCTTCGCAACACTACTTTAATACTGTCACCTAAAGCATAAGAGCCTGGGCCGAACAACTCTTGAAGCTTTTCCTCTGTGCCATCTAACCCAGTGAAGTTAATGACAACTTCTGCATCTTGATTATCAATAAGATCTTCCATGGAATACACCTCCGTTTATAATTAGTCGACCAAAAATAAAAGGACTGCAATAGCAGCCCTCTAAAACAATTCTATTTTCTAGCTTTTCTCATGGCTTCTTCATGTGCTTCTTTTTCCTCTTTCAACTGCTTGATTAAACGTTTAACAAACCATGATCGAAGTTGTACAGGTAAGTTGTATGATTCTGCAAAAGACCATCCTCCATGATATTTCAAGAAAAAGAACTCTTCATAAATATTCTCATGATATTCAGGCGTCAGGCCAAAAAAACTCCGCATTAAGCGGCACCTCCATGTCTTGGGTGTGCCCGCATTCAATACACTCAAAATCTTGAGTCATATCAATGTCTGGAGATATCATTTTGTACATTGTACGAATATAGGCCGCATCAATCGCTGGAATAGACTCTACAAACTGATCAATAACTGGTCGATCCTCATACCAAAGGCTATCTGGCTTGTTTTCAACAGCATGGACTATAAGCTTTAAGAAATTGGTTTGAAGATTAGCATTTCCCTTGCCCTTTCTAGCTTTTTCAAGGGTCTTGTTCATCTTATTGCTTTCAGTTGAATTTAAAAGCTGTATTCTAACGTTATAAAAAGTTCTTGGCAATGTAAACTCAAAAACTCTATCACCAACATGCGTAACTGTCTCTGAAATCACAGAATGTTTTGACTCTAAGTGTCTTAGGTCAAAAGAATGCTTATTTTTTGCACCACAGGCTGGACATCCGACTGATGTTTTATATTCTGGTCCATATCCGTTAATACGTGCTGCAATTGTAATTGCGTTTTTGTCTCCAACCAGCAAAGAATCAGGGTTAATTCTCTTATCCACAATAATATTGGAGATAAGCTTGTTAATTGCCTGCCCATTTCGCTGAAGATTGACATCCGCTAGGATATCTTCTTCATGCGCTGTCATCTCACGCACTTCAATTGTAGTTTGACCATGCAGAGGGTGGTTTTCTGGATAGTACTTTCCCTCTGATGGCAATTCTACAAAAGATGTTGGAGATACAAAGTTGAAATCAAAGCCTGTTTTGGCTGTAGTGGGGCTGTTTTCCGACCGAGCCGCCCCCATTCGCTCCATGTTATTTCTTCTACTCAACTAACACCTCTAAAAAGTTGTTTTATATGTTATGGACCTTCGTAAATATCAGTGCCATCAGCAGTGATGCACTCAGCCCAATCGTAACGGAATTTTACTTCAATAGTGGACAAATCTTCAGAAGAATAATCCAACTGACTATGAGTAATTCCAGTGATGAAAGCGTTTCTTAACTCCCAAGTCTCAATAGCGTCTGGAGCGTCTTGGGCGTCCCTGCCGCCCATTAGATTTGAGTTTCCAGAAGCAGGCAACATCTCGATTCTAACAGAACCTAAAGCTTGAGTGCCAGCATACTTACCAATTGTGGTTTGATCAAGTTCAGAGTTTGGAGGCCCATAGCCAGAAAGCTCAACAATTTGATTCAAAAGTTTTGCAGCATCAGGCTCGGTTGGGTCAACCAAAGTTGCTGTAACCTCTGTCCAATTCACATGACCAGGATAGTAAAAAGTGTGATTTAAAAACTTGTGTTCGCCTGTTTCTACGGTGAAACTAGGACGATCTACAGTCTTAGCGTACCAGACGAATCCCAAGCTGCCGATAGAGAGTCTAAATCTAAACGCTCTTTTTGGATCTTCGCCCTGTTTTGGTGTTGACCAGAAAGCCATAATATGTTTTCTCCTTATAACTTATGTCTTATATAGACACCTTTTAACATTAATCGTCAAAAGATGCCCCGCTATTGGTAATATTAAAGTCGATGAAAATGTACTCAATTGCTTTTGCAGGTTTAATTGCAATCTTTGCGTACACTGCATTCTGATCAATAAGATCAGGGGTTGTGGTTGTTCTGTCTAAGACCAACTTGTAATCCGTGATACCGAAGCGAACCTTAGCATCTGAAAGGATTGGACGAGCAGCGTCTTTAAAGCGATTCCATGTTGAATTCACATTTTGATCAAACAAAACATTATTGGCAACTCTAGAGATAGCCTTCTTAATGTAGATCATCATTCTACGAACGTTAACACGATCAAGAGCAGATGGTCTCAACTGTAAGGTTTTTTGGCCAAACACTACGATTCCCTCTCTTGGGAACTTAGCAATTGGGTTAACATTAACATCGTAAAGTTCATCACGTTGCTTTTTGGTCAATCTCTCAGCAACATTAATCACTGGGAATCCGCCCATTCCGTTAGTCAATCCACCTCTGTTGAATCCTGCAGGAGCAAACCAAGGCGCACCAGACTCATTCTCAGAGTTTGCGAGCGTGCCAAGCATGATTGCTGAAGGTGGTAACCAAACCAATTGATTTGTGTTTGGATCGTTGATTTGAACCCATGGATAGTATGCTGCAGCATATGAAGAGTCAGGTTTTCTAGTTTTCATGTTAGAAACCACAGTCTCTGCAGTTCCACGGTTTGTGGTTTTGGAGCTAGTGTTTTCAGTTGAAGGAACATAGCCGCCTGCTGGATCAATAAGAGCCAAAGTATCGCCGCGATCTTCACAGACGTTGATGAGACGATCAGTCAAAGAAGACTCTGTGATTCCTGGCATTGCTGCCAAGTTCATCTCTACATACTCTGGATCAGAAACTGTGTCAATTGCTCTCTGGAGAGAAGCATATGCATATGAAGTCAACTCAGTTTTGCTGCTCAATCCAGTGTTTCTGAAAGGCTCTTTCTCCGTGACGTTTAGTCCGTCAAAACCGCCAAACAATGGAGCAGTAAATCTGTCAAATCCAGCATCAAGAACTGCGGAGTAACTAGCAGAGGTTAAAGAAGCGCCAACGGCTCTTGAACCACTTAAGTAGTATGCGTTTCCTGTCCCTACGCCACAAACATCATCCAAGGTAAAAACGAATGAAAATTCACCAACATCAGATGCTGCAAAGGAAGAAACAGCCAATGGAAGAGGTTTGATCACGTCGAAGTAACTTGGATCAAAACCAACCGCATCAGAGGCCAAACGTGTTGTTTGTACGCCAAAATAAGCGTTCTTTGGAAGTGTCATGCCGTCAGAAGCACTGTTACGAAGTCTAAGCTCAGGGTACTTTACAGAACCTGTAAACTTACTCTTGACACCCACATCGATAGCCACAAAACCTAATCCGCCTGCATCAGCATGTGTGATTGCTGCTCCGCCAGAACCAGTCACAAAAGAGTGTACCAAGGCTGCAGAGTCAAAAAAGTTAGCACCATATGCTTGAAGTGGGTTAGAGCCTGAAGTATAACCCCAACCTTTTGAGCGGACAGGGCCAAAGAATCCATATGGGAGATATTCTGGGCTTGTAGCACCTAAATCCACATCTTCGTTCATTTCTACTCTGACATAAGAAGATTGATTGTCATAGTCGCCATATTCACGGAAACGACGATCACCTTCATCCCACTGTAAGTACTTGTCTCCAATCTTACGAGCGATAAAGTTCGGGGAATTTGGATCAAGAGTACAGCCTGTGTAGCTTTCGATAACCATCGGGGCAGCATCAGTGTCAGTTGCGTGCCTCAAAACTACGGTGAATGTACCGTATTTTGAAATATCTGTGTTTTGGGAAGGTTTAATATCTTCAATTGAAACCTTGATTAGATTTTGAATCGAAGCACCTTGATCGAGAGCAATTAGTCTAAAAAGTTTTTGCTCTGATTCAGGATTAAAAGATGCATATGCATCTAAGTCCTGAGAAATGAACCATCCAGTCCGAGCGTTCTGGAAAGCACCTTGCATATCTTCATAACCAACTGAGCTTGAAAGGAGTGGCAAAATACACCCGAACACGTTTCCGTCAGAAACATAATTTTTCAAGTTCTCATCATAGGTTTGGCCTAACCAATATGTTTTTGAGTTAGCAGTTTGTGTAATGCTGCTGTTAACCAAGTGAGGATTGGTGTTAAAAACCTTACGAATATAAACGTCTGAATTTTCATTGAAGTTAAAAGTGACCGCAGATCCAATTGCAGTTGCAGTAGAGTCAAGCACAACAGCTTTAAACTCTTGAGTGGTTGAACTTAAACCACTGTAAAGCGTCGCCGCGCCACTTGTCGCAGTTGCTGTATCTCTCAATGCTCCACTCAAAACAATCGCGCCGCTCTCTAAATACCAAACAGCAGCCAACGTTCCTGTTACTGCGGTTGTCTCTGCTGCTCCACTTGGGAACACGAACAGTCCGTATGCGCCGCCATTAGATCCAATGGAGGTGTTTGGTGATTTGCCAGTTGTCCAGCCAGCGCGAACCGCAGAGCCGTCACGATCAGCACGCTCAGTGCCAAGGAGTCGGATGTATGTAACTGGTCCGATATTGGCCTTCAAGTAAGCTTGAGCGGCGTAAGCCCCGTAGGTTGGCCCAGCATAGTTGCCATCTCTCCAAACGTCTGCGTCATCGCTTCCTTTTCCGGGAATCGCATTACCAAACGTATTGATAAAATCCGACAAAGAGCTAACTGTAACTGGGCGCATTCCTGGCCCTCGTTCAGCGCGCCCAATAACCACAGCACCTTCAGGTGGAGTCGCTTTAGGGAAAAATGAGTTGTCTACCTCTTGTAACTGAATCCCAGGGGAAACAAACCTAAATCTTTTATTTGCCATACTAATTAATTCTCCTTAGCACAGGTGTATTCTTCGTATAGTAAATAGTGTTTTGAAATGCAAACATCCAATTTACTCTCTATAAAACCTACCTTTTGACTTTTCGGGGTGCTCATCCTGTACTATTGAGCGCTCCCTAGGCAGTCTAACTTGCACAGCATTTTCTCTGATCGACACTTTTGGACGTTTCTCATTTTTGCCTGCACCTATTAAATATCCCAATACTCGAATTTCTATCTTATTTTCTATAAGCCTTTCTTCTTCGCTCAAATCTGCAAAATTAGTATTGGTACCAAAATCATTTGGCAAAAAAGCCTCAAACGCGTGACCGTCATATTCGATCATGAATTGAGATATCTGTCCAGTTTCAACCAAAAATGGTGTTAACATTTCATTGATTTGCTGTCTATATTCTGCCCTTAACACAACTGAATATTTGACATGCACATAAACTGGAAGTGGTATTGTTATTGTCTCATACACAACTTTGTTGTTTTTCCTAGGAAAATTTAGTTGTGTGGTGCCGATGTTTCTAGCATCTATGTCGCCCCTTAAACGTGCGGAGTCTGCTGTTGCAAAGTTATTGGTTTTATTTTGCTGTATCCTTCTAGCTGTTGTTAATGTTCCACCTCTCGCACCATCTGGAAATGCATGCGCTGGAACTGCCCCAGGTTTTGTGGGGTCTTTCTCAATTGAAGTTCTATCCAAGGTGATAAGAGGTAATTTTAATTGGCCTCTATCATCTCGCAAGTCTTTGTTGTCTTTAATCTGAAAAGATCTTTCAGCGCCTTCCCATACAATTGGTACTTTCTCAAAACCATTGTGTGTTGTGGCAGATATGTTTAACGTTTCATCAAGCCATTTTGTAAACGCTCTATCGATTGTTTCAAGCGTTGAGGGCATGAAAGCGATTTCACGAAGCTTCACTCCCTGAATGCTCACTGCATCTTTTTCATCTTTACCATTGACGATAGTGTAATCTTGACCTCTATGTTTATTCGGCATTGAACACCCCCTCACGCACCTTAATGCATTCAGCAGCTATTTCCATTGGGTGATCCACTTGTCCATAAATCAACCTAGGCTCTGCAAGTTTAACGATTTGAAAATACTGATCGCCATACGCAATGAAGTCACCTTCTCTCACAAAAAGATCCTGGTCTTCAGTTAATCTTCTCTTGTGAAAGTTGATTGTAATTTTTGTGGTTTTGTCCATTCCGATATTTTGAGAATATTTTGACTCAAAACCACCCCATGTCACCAACGCATAAACTCTCACTGGAGGAAGGAAAGTCTTCATAATCGCCTCTCCATAGATGTCATGGAAGTTAGTTCTATCTACATCAATTGGATAATAAAGTACTTGCTGCCCAATGACGCGCTCGATCAATTCATCATTGACTTGCTTTACTAAATCCCTCTCCTTTTCTCCTGTAAAAAGAGGTGGTGGAGGCGCTTCAGGTTGTTCCCATTTATTACTAGACATTTAGCTACCCCACATAAATAAAAGTTGGTATATGATTATACGCCCCCTCAACAGCATCCATTAACTCAGCATCATCTTGTGCGATCTTTTTGTATGTCACTTCATCCAAGACTGTTTTCAGTTCGTCTCTCAGAGTCACCTGCTCATCTTTTGCTTGACTGATAAGATCTGAACCGTTAAGTTGCACAGATTCGCCTGGGATTGGCACTGAACCAAACTTGCTTCGGACCTGACCTAGCGTCTCTTTACTAAGGGCTAAACAAAATCTACGAATCCATTGTTTGCCCATCGAGTTAATATTCTCATATGGCAAATTGTCAAAAGGCACAGTATTAATATTGTTAACACCATTGATTCCTTCTTGTTGATGCGGATTCTCATCCCAGATTTCTTGATCTACTGTAAAGCGAAACCAAATATATTCTCTACTATTTCCTGGAATTGGATATAATCTCAATTTATTATTGATAATCTCATATGACCAATGAGACACGCGAGTGTACAAGCTATCCTCAAATGCTTTGGCTTGAAGCTTGTTTTGCCATGTAGGGACAATCTCAAAAGTACTATCATTCGCGTATTGACCATAGGTTGTCATATTTCCAGCCATTCCAACACCGCCATATGTACCATAAAATCTCCACATGGAGTATGGTGATTTATAAAAAACCTCATGAATTCTAACTTTTTTGTTTCCTACAATTCCCGTAAAAGGCACTGAATTTCCAGCTTCGTCTGTTCCTGTTGATGAAGCAGTTGAGACAATTTGCTGGAGATCATAGTCTTGTTGTCCATCAATGACCGCAAAGGATGCGGAGAATACTGCGGTGGTTCCACCAACACCAATTTCTGCTCCAACTGCGTTACCAACACGGCGCTGCATGCCGTATTCAAAACGTGGGTATTTGAGAGCCATATGGGTACCATCAAGGGAAGATGATAGTGGGCCTGACTTGAGGGTCCCGTTGTGATCAAAAGAGCCAGTTTGACCCCCTAGAAAGCTTCCAATGGTATTTTTTGCTTGGTGTGTGTTAACCAAATATGAATATTCTAAACAAGCAATTTCATAATGAGAATATACATCGTCATCAGTGATTTCAATATCTAAAACGTCTCCGCCTAACATGCGATATGTATAGTTAACTTGAGATGCAGCACCTGACAAAAAATCTGTCGAAGAATTGTATACTCCATATGGCACTGCTGCAGCGACATCATCCGCAGACCCAGTGGCTGGAAGTCTAGATACTGATGTTTGGCTTGATGGCGTTAAAGTTGGTGGTGCTGGCATACATAATCCCTCCTATGTCTAAATAGTACCTAACAACACAAAAACCCCCAACCGAATGGAAGGGGGTTTTTAAAATGCCGGCTAAGAATTAGCTGTCGGCAAATGCAGCAGTGGCTGCAGCACTACCGTCACCGCGCTTCTCAAGCTGTCCATTGACAGCCCACTGGCTTCCATCAAAGTGAAATCTCAAAATGGTTCCAATACCACCAGTACCGTTTGTAGCGCCAGTAATGTTTAGGAAATCGTTTGAAGTTCCATTTGGAGCAGTAATAAAAGTCTTGACATCTTGGCTATCGCCAGTCTCGGCTGCTTTTCCAAATAAGCATGAGTGCGATGCAAAGAAATCAGCACTAGTATATGCGTGCTTCGTGCTGTTGTCAATTAGACCGATATACTTAACGATAATGACATCGCCTCTCGAACAGCTAGATGCTGCTGGAAGTGTAAATGTGGCGGCGTCTTGCTCGTTGATCAAGTTTACCGAGTTTCTTGCTAAGTCAGCAGTAGCTGTTACCGTTGTAGCCGAATTTGCTGTTATCTCAACGTTAAATCCAACAATCTCTCTCTTCAAACTCTCCATTAAAGCCTCCATTCTTGCGAGGCCAACTCTTTTACTACCCATGTTAAAAACCCTCCATTTGTAATCGTGTCATCGCTTAATTGCGACCGTGCTTTTATATGCACGCAATAACAAGGTGTGAACTGAATTGTTCACGCGTAAGTAGTCTGCATGCAAGAGTTAAGCAATATATAAAAATAAAAAGCCCACCCTCAAAGAGGGCGGGACTTTTTTTACCTTAACTAACTTGATCTAACGATTAGCTAGTAGCACCAGACTCACCAAGGAGTCCACGCACGATAACGAGTCCGTACATATCAGGACGGATCATTTTCTTAGCGTAACGAGTCATCACACCCATTCTTGGAGTGAAGTCCTCTGGGTGAGGAATGGTTGGGAAGGTTTGTAGCGGTACGTAAGGAGCGTACACATAACCAGACTCAAGGAAAGCCTTGCCACGACGACCAACGA